ACACTTCCGGCTCGGTAAACTGGCTCTTAAACAAGAGGCCGCAGGGAAAACACGTGTCTTTGCGATCACCGATTGGTGGACTCAATGTGCATTGCGTTCTCTCCATGATCACTTGTTTCAGCTTCTAAAATCCTTACCCACTGATGGGACTTTCGATCAAGATGCAGCGGTCGATACGTTTCGATTGAAGTATGCAAATACTCCTCTCTATTCGTTCGATCTATCTGCAGCTACTGATAACATTCCTGTATCTTTGTCTGAATCGATCCTAGCCTATTGGCTGGGTCCGGAACAGGCTCGATTATGGAAGTTATTGATAGTTGATCGGGATTTCGATCTTCCATATAAAGTTCCAGGAAAACCTGTCCGTTATGGACGTGGTCAACCTATAGGAACTTTATCCTCTTGGGCTATATTAGCCATTACTCATCACGCACTCGTCCAACTTGCAGCAATGCAAGTTGGTAAATTCCCTTATGAGGGATACCGCGTGTTGGGTGATGATATTGTAATTTCTGGGACGGAAGTCGCTGAGGCATATCGCTCAATTTGCTCTGAGTATGAGATTCCAATTAATCAAAAGGGTTTCATTTCTTTACCGGAAACCGCTGTTCAAGGAAATTCCTTGTTCACGTTTGCGGCTCAGATTTGTTGGGGGGAACAGAATCTGTCTCCCCTTTCCCTTAAAGATGAATTGATAATCAACTCCTTAGGGCAACGAGTGAATGCACTTGTGAAATTGGTAGCACGTGGTGGATTTATTGATAATATTCCGTCCATCCTTACTTCTATCGTTAGAAGTTCGGTGGGTCGGTTATCATACGCCAGCGGTGCTTTTGCTAAGATGTCAGGAGGAATCATTCCTGATGAATTGAGGGCCCTTGTGGCGGCTCTGCTCTATCCTACAGAAGATCCGATTACTAAGGGTATTAACCCTAGTGGTCGGTTATTCCGTTGGGACCAAGCACCTCCGTTTTGGAGAACTTTCTCTTATCTTTTCGATAAAGGGAAAACTCTTTACGGAGACCCGCTGCGGGTGACCTCAAATTGGTCGGATAAATTGCTTCTGACTTCACCGGCACGTAAGTACTGGTTAGGTCTGCTAGGAGTTTGCGAACAAACTGTGCAGAACTTTGGTCGTCGATTAGGAGATAAAATCGTGGAGAATCCTCCAAGCGATTATTTTCCTGTATCGATGATTCCAAGCCTGCATCGTTCGTCAACTGTAGGAGTGCCTGAATTAACAGATGTTAATCAGCCAATCCTGCATTTCCTGGCGAGCACAACCTTTGCTAACCCTATCGATCGGGCGATTGGTGAATCTTTAATCACCGGTCCGATGACCGAGTTAGGTCGAATGTTGGGTCCTGATGAACAGGAACCACACTTGACAAAAGGGACAGCTGCCGAAATTGCAGAATCCTACGCTCATCTAGTGATGCTAATTGGTGATTATTCTGGATCAATTCGTTATCGTTTAATATACAATGACGAATATGAACCGAATGATGGTCAATTTGCATTCTATTATGACCTGTTAACTGAACAACTGCTTGAGATGTCTGATAAAGAGAGACGCTCGAATAAACAAGCGTTAACTCTTGAATTAGACTCTCTCGCGCCGGCAGTTTGGAGCACTATGTCCGAGTAGTAATCTTCTTTTTTGTCTTGATGACACTTACCTTAACCTGATTCGTCACCAGGGAGGGGAAGATGTAGATGCGATTAATACATCTAATTCTAATCGAACGAAAGGTGCTTCTCCGATGATTCTCGGAGAACCTGATTAGGTAGGGCCAGGATCCGTAAACACGGTCTGGGGGGTGTAATGCCACCCCTGGCTCCCACCCACACTTGACAAAAG